ATACAATATACCAATTATTATATATACAAATGATATCAATGCTATAATACCAGGTATGTTATAAGCAAAAATATTATTTATATCAAAAAATGACTTATATGTTGTATTTTTATGTATAATATCAAATAAATGTCCATACAATCTTGATAATCCAACACTTTGTAAAGGATTAATTAATGATATTACTAATATAAAGATGATAATTTGAATATAATTTTTTTTAAAATGTTCATAAAATAATATATTAAACAACATTAATATATAATAATATATTAATTTCCTTTTAATAAAAAATGATTTTTTTTAATATTTAATAGTTAAATTAAAATGATAAATTATAGTCAAGATAGTTTATGTAAAGATAATAATGAACAAGATATTGAAGATTTAGTATCTGACAATCAAATTAATATTAAGAAAAATACATTAATCCCATTGAAAGAAAAAGAAAATATTAAAAATTTTGTATCTGAATTATTAAAAATTAAATTAGATGAAGATGAAAAGCAAAATTTAAAAAAATACAATGAATATTTTATGAATTTAAGAAAAAAATATAAAATGAATCCTAAAAAATCTCAAATTTATTTTATTTACAGACAATGGAAATATAAAAAAATTATTGATGAATATATTGAATTGGAAAAATTACTTATCACAAAAAAAATGAGGTCACACTCAGGTGTTTTAGTTGTTTCCGTCATTATGCCACCAGATAATTTTTCTTGTAAATATGATTGTCATTACTGTCCAAATGATCCTAGGTATAGTAGAAGTTACTATCATGGAGAACCAACAGTTATGCGCGGTGAAAGAAATAAATTTAACGCTTATTCACAATTTCATGAAAGAATTATATCTTATTTTGTAAATGGGCATAATATTGATAAGATTGAAATTATTATTTTAGGCGGTACATTTTCATGTTATGACCCAAAAGTATGTGAGAATTTTATTTGTAGTCTATTTTATGCTGCAAATAATGTTTTTGTAGATCAATCTAATTTAAGACCGATGTATGATATTGAAAAAGAAAAATTATTGAATGAGAATGCTTTAGCACATGTTATTGGTATTACTATTGAAACACGTCCTGATAAAATTACAAAATATGAATTAAGAAGATATAGAAAATATGGTGTAACACGAGTACAAATTGGTATTCAACACACAGATGATTCTATATTAAAAATTATTAATAGAGAATGTTATCAAAAAGATACTATTCAAGCTTTAAAACTATTAAAAGATAATTGTTTTAAGGTAGATATTCATATTATGCCCGATTTACCTGGATCTAATTTATTTATGGATAAAATTATGTTTCACAAAATTATTTATTATTCTGACTATCAAGCTGACCAATGGAAGATTTATCCGTGCAATGTTTTGGAATTTACAAAAATTAAAGAATGGTACACTAATGGAACATATAAACCATATGCTGAATCAGATTTTGAAGGATTTTTTAATTTAATTGTTTGGGTATTACAAAAAATGCCTCCTTGGATTCGTGTAAATCGTATTCAACGAGACTTCCCAGGTAATTATATTGAAGGTGGTAATAAATTTACGAATCTAAGACAAATGCTTGATGATAAAATGAAAAAAGATAATTTAACATCAAACGATATTCGTAGTATGGAGGTTAGAACGGATTATTCAAATATATCTAATGCTAAGTTAGTTAGAGTGGATTATTATGGTAATGAAGGACAAGATATATTTTTGAGTCATAAATCATGTCAATGTAAAATATGTTTTAATTATATATTTTATTTGATTATTTCTACTATATTATCTATATTTAATATTCATTATTCATATTACGGTTGTGGAAAAGAAGACAAAATTTACAGTTTTCTACGACTAAGAATTACCAAAAATGATTACAATAATTGTTTTTCTGAAAAATATAATAATAAAGCTAAAATCAGAGAACTTCATGTTTATGGTAGAGTTAATGATACTTATTCTGAAAATAATATGAAATCTTCACAACATGTTGGATTTGGTAAAAAATTAATGTATGAAGCTGAAAAAATTGCGAAAATACATCAATGTGATGGTTTAATTGTCATTGCTGGTGTAGGAACACGTAATTATTATAGAAAACTAAATTATGAAATTGATACTACATTAAAAAATCACGGCGAATTTATGATTAAATATATTTAAACATTAAAAAATACTATTTAACAGATTATAATTTATAACATTTTACTTTTTTATACTATCATATGATGACCGTAACTAGTATATATCAAATAATATTTTTTTTTAATTTTATAGCTATCTGATATATAATATAACTAATAATATGGGGTTATTAGATATTATTATTTTTAATCATTTAAAGGAAAATAAAATGACTTATTTACAACATTTTGTTATTTCTTTTCAGATTGGAACATATTTATTATTGTGTTCTACAAAATCATTTATTCATGCTTTAATTCCTTATTTTTTTAAAGATTCAACAGAAGAATGTATAAAATGTATAAGTTATTTATTAACAATTTTACAAAAATAAATAAAATATATTAGTTTTTATATTTAAAATAATATTTATTATAAATATATAATGTCTGAAACCGAAACCAAAACCGAAAATAAAAATATTAACGTACCACAAGAAACTACTAATTTATTAGAAGAACCTAAAGTTGCAGAATCTAAAGATGATGTTACTGAATCTAAAGATATCATTGAACATAAAGAAGATGATACTGTTGTTGAAAGTTCCATTGAATTAACAATAGAAGATAAAAAAATGGTAATGGGGAAATTATTAGCAGATTTTTTAGTTGATAAAACCAAAGTAGATAAATTAAAAGTAGATTTAAATTTAAGTACTAAATTTTTAGATTTTTTGAGTAAAATTACTGAAAGTTATCCAGAATTATTGGATGATATTGAAAAATCATTAGCTGATATAATTAGTGATAAAGTAATTGATTCAAATGATATTCCAAAATTAATGGTATTAATTAAAAATGTTTATAAGAAATTTAATGATTCTAATAATTTTAAAAAACTATTTAAAATAACTATTGAAGATTCAATTAATTTTATAAAAAATATTATATTAATTTTAATTGAATTAGAACATATTAAAGTAAAAGATAAAGATAATGTAGTTATAATTATTGATTTTTGTATAGATTTACTTACAACTTCAATAGATGTAACTGAAACAGTACTAAGTAAATTAGGAAGTTGTTTTAGATGTTAATCTTCATTAAAACCAAATTCCATATATTCATCATCTTCATCTTCATAAATACTTCTTTTTTTAGGTACATTTAAAAAATTATTAAAATTTCTTAAAGCTAAAAATCCTTCGTCAATTAAAGCATCAGCTAAAAAATCATTTTTCACATATTTCGCATCATTATATGCTTGTTTTATGTGACTCATAATAAATTTTGCTTTATATTTATTATTTCTCATTTTCTTTACTTTTACAAGTGCTTTTCCTAAATTAAAGTGTGGTTGAACATATACACATGAACCTAATTTATATCCTTGGCTCTGACATAGTTTTACCTTTGTTTTGTATAAGTTTAAAATAATTTGTTTATTCATATTTTATTAATCATTACTAATTTTTTCAATTTTTAATTTATTATTTAAAATTGTTTATTTAAATTAATATTCATGTATTATAAATATGAAACAAGTTAAAATTAATAACATTGTTAATGTATATTTAATTCCACAAATTAAAGAATATGAAAAAGATATTCTTGAAAAATTATGGTGGAATAGCCATGAATTAAAGAAATTTAGTATGAATTACATTACTGAAATTAATGTAATAATAAAGTTAAAAAATATAAGTTTTAATGAAGCAAAAAAATTTATAAATACTACTGAATAAAATTAATCCATTTTACCAAAACAAACTAATTCAACAGTAGTAGATGATGTTCTTCTAACCATTAGAAATCCCCCATTGTTACTATCAATAGTAAAATCGGACTTAATTTTTGTAACACCAGTACCAGCAACAACAGACACATTATTACTAGATGCATTAACTATTCTAATATCAAATGTATCATTATCTTCTTTTAATGGTAAATTATTAATTAAATCAATAGCATTGGGAAAAGTAATTATTTTACTAAACCCAATCGATGATGATATTAAAAAATAACCGTATTTTATTTGGGTGGTTGTTATTGTTGTACTATCAGATATAGTATTTTTTCCCATATGAATCATGATACTTCCTTTAACTTTTAAAGTACTTACGTCAATAGTTACATAGTCACCTCTAATACTAGGAACATTCAATCTATCTGCATAGATACTATCAAAACGATATTTATTACTACCCAAATCAACTTTTCCATCAGTACTTGGATGTATTAAAGTTGTATCAATATTACCTAAAACAATTGAATTGTCATACACACCTTTAGCTTGTTCTCCAATTACTATTTGATTAATAGCATTTTCTGATGAAACATCAGAATGCTTCCCAATAATAACATTTCTTTGTCCAGATTTTAAAGTTAAACCTGATAAAGCACCAATAGCTGTATTTGAGTTATGTAAAGCATTTTCTAATGATTTATATCCAACACCGGTATTATTAATTCCTTTAATATTTAATTTTAAACAACTAGAACCAATTGCAGAATTTTGATAACCATCTATATTATTTTTTAATGAATTACTTCCTAAAGCAGTATTATTGTTTGCTTTTTCGCTTGAAGATTTTTTCATAGAATTTTTTCCAAATTTTGAATTATACATATATAATATTGTAATATTTAAAATTATAATTCGATAAAATAAAATTTTAAATTTGTAGTTTATGTAGATCATTTTCTATTTCTTGTAAAAGTAAAATATCATTATTAATTGTATTTACTAAATCTTTTTTTTTTAAATAATCTGAAATTAATTCTATAACAGCATATTTACAATAATAACATTCACTATTTTTACACGAACAAGTTATTTCAAAATGGTTATTCAAAAATTGAATTAATACATTATGGATGAATTTATCATTTTCTTGTATTGATATTTGTAAATATTCAATACAATCAAAACCTATTATTTTAAAATGATCATCATAACATATTTTATTATTAGTATCAGCTGATATTTTATGAATAATATAATCTAAATGGTGGCAATAATTTACACCACATGAACAATTAAATATATATTCGTTACTTTTTTTTACTATATTTATTAAATTGTCATTCTTAAAATCTTTAATTATGAAATTTAAGGATATTGTCATAATAAATATAATTATAAAAAGGAATTTAAATCAATTTATTTCAAATTTCTACAAACACGAGGTTTTCCTACAGATTTAGCATATACAGGAAAATTATTATTATTATAACTTATTTTTTGATGACAATTATGACAAACACTTTCATTTTTATCATCAACTTCATATGGGTAATCACTACATTTGAATTGTAAATT